GCCACTGCCAAAGTTCGTGAACAGTCGAACTCTATCGGTAGTGTGTTTGGTAAACTAGCCAAGTTCGCTGGTTTTGCAATCCTTGGTAAGAAATTGCTTGATGTTGGGATGTATTCAGCGCAGACGGCTCTTGAAGTATCAGCGTCTATGAACCAAATCAAGCGACAGATGGGCGAGAGTTCGCAATCTTTCTTAAAATGGGTTAACGATAACGCTAACGCTATGAATATGGGGGTGGGTGAGGCTACCAACTACGGTGCAGTCTACTCAAACTTATTTTCTGGATTTATAAAAGATACCAACAAGCTAAGCGCCTATACTGCTAAGATGCTGCAGACATCGGCAGTTGTTGCTGAAGGTTCAGGGCGTAGCATTACAGACGTTATGGAGCGGATTCGCTCTGGTTTGCTAGGTAACACCGAAGCAATTGAGGACCTAGGAATCAACGTCAATGTGGCTATGATTGAATCTACTGAAGCCTTTAAGAAGTTCGCAAACGGACAGAGCTGGCAACAGTTGGACTATCAAACACAGCAACAAATCCGTCTTATGGCTATCCTGGAGCAAGCTACGGCAAAGTATGGAGATACCTTGTCCAACTCAGTCAACGGTAGTATCAGCCTGTTTAAGTCGCTGATGAAAGATAGTGCATTGAACCTTGGTAACTCTATGTTACCGATTATCAATGCCATTATGCCTGTCTTGAACTCTTTCGCTCTGGTATTGAAGAATGTTACTGCTAAACTCGCTGAGTTTATCGCTTTGATGTTCAACAAGAAAGCAACAGTGAAAGATGGTGTCGGCGGAGCAGTTGGAGGCATGGGTAACGCCATGAAAGACGCTGCAGGCGGAGCAGGAGACCTTGCTGATGCAGTAGATGACGCTGGAGATTCAGCAGGAGGACTTGCTGATAATCTTGGAGACTCAGCCAAAAACGCTAAGAAAGCTGCTAAAGAATTGCTAGGTCTTTTGGGATTTGATGAGATTAATATCTTGCAAAAACCAAAAGACGACGATGCAGGCGGTTCTGGAGGCGGTGGCGGAGGCAAAGGTGGTAAAGGAAAGGGAGGCGGTGGCGGACCTTTCAAAGACATCTTGCCAGAAGTCGAGTTGACCGACATGGACAACCAGTTCAAGAGCATTTTCGATGGTCTTGGGGATAAGTTGAAAGGGTTGTTTGACCTCTTCAAAAAAGGTTTTGATGCAGCCTTTAGACCAGAAGGTATTGAACGCATTAAGACCGCCTTAGACCAAATAGCTAAGACACTGGGAGAAATCGCCACTGATCCAAGAGTTGTGAATGCCTTTAACCGAATGGCTGAGAAAATCGCTTATGCTTTAGGGCAAGTGACAGGCTCAATAGCTACTATCGGTCTAGGTATCGGTGTTTTCCTTGCCGAAAGTATTGCAAATGGTCTTGGAAGGCAAAAAGAACGCATTACCAGAGCGCTAGTCGCTTTGTTTGATAATATTGGTAACATTGCAGAGGCAGTAGGAAACATCGCTCAGGCCTTTTCTAGTGCTTTCTACGACGTCATTACTTCAACTGGTGCGGTTCGTATAGGTAGTGCTATTGTGTCAACATTTTTGAGTTTGAGTTCAACAGCTGTTGAGATTGGAAGCAAACTTGGTGGTGATTTATTCAAGGGCTTAGAACGCATTGTGACAGATAACGCTCCGAAATTATCAAGTTCCTTACAGGGAGCTTTAGATGCGATTGCTCCAGTATTCGAAACAATAGAGAAAGCAGTGAACCGTTTTGGAGATGCGTTTAGCCGTGTGTATGATGAACATGTTAGCCCATTTATAACAACTCTTTCTAGCGGTATTTCTCAAATTGTATCAGTCTTTTTAGACAGTTTTGACAACAATGTTACTCCAGCACTTCAAAGATTCTCTGATGGATTTGAAGATGTCTATAACAATCATATCGGTCCAGCTATTGATTCTTTAAGTCAAGCTTTTGGAGGACTGGTTGATGTTCTCAAACAAGTCTGGGAAGATAATATGCAACCTTTTGCTGAGTTCTTAGCCGATACATTCGGTATCAGCATTGGTGAAGTTGCCGATGTGCTAGGCGGAGCTATTTTAGAGGCTTTAAAAATTCTAGCTGATACAGTAAAAGTCGTTAGCGATGCTTTCGTTGCTTTTTCCGATTGGTGTAAGGATAACCGAGAGATAGTTTCAGCCATGGCCACTGCAATCGGTCTGGTATCGACAGCTTGGGAAGGTATTAAATTCATGTCTTGGGCTGAGCAGGCTGGTGGTCTTGCAGCAGGAATTGGTAAATTAAGTGGAGCTTTCACTGATTTAGTTAGTGCGGTAAAAGGATTAACAGTTGATAAGATAAAAGATTTTGCAGAAAGCGTGTATTTGAATACCTTATATGCAAAAGATTTTGTGGTCAATTCAGGTAAAACAATTGCACAGCTAGGAAAAACTGCTTTAGAACTTGGTAAATCAGCACTAGCGTGGGGTGTTCATGCAGCACAAATGGGACTTGCAGCAGCCGCAGAAATCGCTCAATCGGTTGCAGCAGGAGTTGCAGCAGCCGCAACATGGGCGCTCAATGGAGCTATTGCGGTATTGACCAGCCCGATAACCTTAGTTATTGCTGCTATTGCAGCTTTGATTGCTATCGGTGTCTTGCTCTACCAAAACTGGGATACTGTTGTCGAGTTCGCTAAAACTGCATGGCAAGGACTGTGTGATTTTATCAGTGGTATTTGTCAAGCGATTGGCGAATTTTTCAGCGGTCTATGGACGAAACTACAAGAAATCTTTGAGCCGATAGGTCAATGGTTTGGCGAGAAATTCCAGCAAGCATGGGACGCCATTGTAAACATATTCTCTGGTATCGGAGAGTGGTTTTCTGGTGTATTCCAAGGTGCGTGGGACGCTATCGTTAATATCTTCACACCAATCGGCTCATGGTTCGGACAACGTTGGGCAGATGTGACTAGTGCTTTGGCTAATATCGGTGCATGGTTTACGGATATGTTCCAAAAAGCATGGACTGGCTTAACCAACATCTTTAGCAAACTAGGTTCATGGTTTGGCGAGAGATGGGCAGATGTGACTAATGCGCTTTCCAAAGTAGCAAGCTGGTTTGGCGATATATTCGGAAAAGCTTTTGACGCTGTTAAAAATGCCTTTAGCTCTATCGGAGACTTCTTTAAAGGCGTTTGGGATACTGTCAAAAGTATCTTCGTTAATGCTGGTCAGATGGTCGGTGAGGCAGTAGGTGGAGCGTTTAAGAGTGCTGTTAATGCGGTTCTTGACACTATTGAGAATGTGGTTAATGGATTTATCGGCATGATTAACGGTGTTTTAGATGTTGTTAGAAACTTACCTGGTCTCGGATGGATTGGTAGTGTAAGTACAGTCAGCCTCCCACGTCTTGCCCGCGGTGGTATCGTCGATAGTCCAACAATTGCCATGATTGGTGAAGCAGGTAAAGAGGCGGTCGTACCACTTGAAAATACAGGATTTATCCAAACACTTGGGCGAGTTGTCAGCAATGCGGTAGTAAATGCCATGGCTGGTGTTGGTCCACAAGGTGGATTTTCTGGCGACGGTGACATCGTTATCCAAATCGCAGGCCATGAGTTCGGACGGGTAGCAATCCAAGAAATTAACAAAGAACATGAACGAGCAGGTCAAACCTTGCTCAAGATTTAGGAGGTTAAATGGCACAATTGACAATCAATGGGGTGGCTGTGAAGCCTCCCAAATCTTTTCAGGTCGGTATTCAAGACATCGATGGAGAAACAGGACGTAACGCCAATGGAGACATGGTGCGAGACCGTATTACGACTAAGCGTAAGTTAGACTGTGAATGGGGCATGCTGACTCAGGAAGAAATGAGTCAGCTTTTACATGCTGTATCATCTGAATTTTTTGAGGTATCTTATCCAGACCCCATGGATGGCCAAGTCACAAAGACTTTCTATGTCGGCGATAGAACGGCTCCAAGCTATACCTTTACTGAGAAGTTTAAACCTTGGTCTGGCGCTAAATTTAATCTGATAGAGAGGTAAGAAAATGGACGCTTTAACCAGACGACAATTTGACAGAGCCATGTTTGCCAAGGAAAGGACGCTGGCTATCCGTGTTGGTGATTATGTTTCACGGGACATCAAAGAAGCTAGTTTTGAGTATGGCTACATCAAGGGAGATACATACAAGCCCGGTGGAACGTGCGCTGGTAGCGGTAAGATTACCTTTACTAGTATCATAACCACATTCAATAAACTGGATATCCTACACCCTGAGATTGGTCTACTGGTTGGGAATACCTACCAGTGGGTTAAGATGGGGGAATACTTCATCAACGATATTGGGATTGACCGAAATAGAAATACAACCACGCTGGAACTCATGGACGGTATGTTTAAGCTTAATCGTGAGTATGTGACGGACTTGCATTTCCCGGCTGAGGTACGAGAGGTTATTCAAGAAATCTGCCTAAAAACTGGCATTGAGTTAGCGAATGACTATTTCGGAATCAGCGCTATGCGCTACCATGTCGAGCAAGTTCCTGAAGGTAAGAAACTTTCCTTTAGGGATATGTTAAGCTCCATGACTCAGATGATTGGGATGTCTTGCTTCTTCAACAGAGAAGGCAAGATGGAAATCCGTGATTTAACTGAGTCAAATATAACGATCAACGCAGATAGTTACTTTCTGCATGGTTTAACCAAGAGTGAGATTGAGTATCAGATAGCTGGTATCACTTGTAAGACGGACAAGAAGTCTCTGACGGTTGGTATGAAGACAGGTCGGTCATTGGAACTGGACAATGTCTTTATGACCCAGAGCGCTTTAAATGACCTGTATTACAAGCTGAAAAACCTGACTTACTACCCGTATAATCTCAACTACCAAGGGCATCTGTTGCTTGAGGTTGGGCAGTGGGTAACCATTCAGACCAACAAGAAAGAAACCTTTAAAGTTCCTGTGTTAAGTCAGAGCTTTACTTTTAAAGGCGGTCTGAGAGGTCGTATCAGCGCAGATAGTAAGGCTGGAAACGACACCCAGTATTCTTACGAGGGCACGATTACCAAACAGATTAAGCAACAAGATGGCATTGAAGCGAAAATCCAAGCGCAAATAGAAGCAGCAGACGCAGCCTTTGAAGCAGAGTTTGAGAAACGTAAAAAAGCGATCGATGACGCAATCGAAAAATACAAAGCAAATGCTGAGGAGTTTGGCGCCAAGATCCACGAAGAAATGGAGAAAGAGCGTCCTGAGTTCGTGAAGCGTATCCGTGACGAACTGATGAGTGGTGCGGACTCAATCGCTGAACTGAGTAAGAAACTGGAACAGGTCAGTGAAACTGCAAGGGTCAACGCCAGCTTGATTGGTGGTGACGGAAATACTCAATACAACAAGAACCGCTTGAATGGTGGCACAGCCAAGAAAATCAGTTATGGAACGGATTTCGTGGAAGTAGGGCACAATGGAGAGGGCTTTGAACTTGGTAAGCAGTACGTTATCAGCTGGTCAGCAACCTGTACACCTTACGGCAAGACGGATGTGACTGTGGTGGTCAATAAGACACCGTTTTACGGTGGACACGTCCATTTAGCGCCTGCTAATACAGTCATGCCAGCGATTGACAAAGACCTGACCCAGAAAGAGGAGCAGGTCTTGGCAGTCTACTACGGTGCCTATCGTCTGACTTTCTCAGGGGACTGGTATCAGAATGTAGAGCAGTCTGTGACGATTGACAATCAGACAAGACGGATTGAACTAGCGCCAGTCTATAAGACGGTTGCTGATGGGCAAAATGCTAGATATGACGGAAGTTGGAACCAAAATCCAACTTTTATTTTTGACGGAGGAAGAACATGACAGAAACAATCCCAGTGAGGGTACAACATAAACGCATGTCAGCGAGTGACTGGGCAAGTAGCACTCTGGTCTTACTTGATGGAGAGTTAGGCATTGAGAGTGATACAGGCAAGGTCAAGGTCGGAAATGGCAGTGACCGTTTCTCAGCCCTGCAGTATCTGACTGGTCCGAAAGGTGACCGTGGAGAACGTGGGGAAACAGGACCACGAGGCGCGGACGGTGTTATGCGGTTTGAAGCATTGACCAGCCAACAGAGGGAAAGTTTGCGTGGCGAAAATGGCCACAGCTTAAATGCGAATGTACGTATCGAGGGAAGCTATCGAAACGGTGCGACTAGTCAGTTGAATCTGATCGCGGACGTCTACTACGACGGAACACGGTTAACTAGTGGCTATACTGTTGATTACTACTATCGAGGTTTTGGAAATAACAACTGGCAAAGCTTGCCAAACCAAACGCCTGATGCAAATGGAAAGTTTGGCCAGTGGAACGCCTCTCAGCGTTCAGGAGGCTGGTTTGAGGTCTACATCGTTGTAACGCACAACGGCATTAAAGCAGCTGCTAGCACACGGCTTGACAATGTTAGTGACGGTGCAAGGGGGGCGAATGGTGCAACGGGTCCAGCAGGACCAGAAGGCCCCAGAGGTGCGGATGGAGCTAGGGGCGCAGACGGAGCGCCAGGGCAAAACATCATCAATCAGAACGGCGGGCAACCGATGAAATATTGGTCTGGTACAAGGGCTCAATATGACACGATTCCTAACAAGGATAGTAATACTATCTACGATATTTTTAGTCAATAGGAGGTAGTATGGCTAGAAGGAATTTATGTTGGTGGCAAGGAAGTTGTTGAAAGATATATAGGAGATAAGCTAATCTGGAAAAAATACAGATTTCGAATTGTAAATACTTTGCCATTGACTATATCAAATATTAACTATCAGTCAGCTGCTTTAGATTGCCGTACTCGATTCTTGTACCGATATGAAGGATTAAAATCAGGGTACTACTATTTGAGAATAGAAGAAAAGTTTGTTAAGGTATATGCTTATAATTTATCAACACCTAGTCCATCTTTTATGTTTTTACTAGGTCAAAACGAAGATGCAGGAGTAGATGAATCAAGCAAGCGTCAAGCTTTATCTGACTTGACACGAAACTGGTTTAGAGATGATTATAAAGATATTGTTTTATATGACAGAATGAGGTAACACATGGACATAACCATTCAAAACGTTCGTTCGCCTGCTTTGGAGCATAACGGGCGGTATTATAAGGTCTTTCAGCCACGGACACGAGACGAACTGATGAAACTCCATCATATGGGCTGTGTGGGTGATACGGTGCTGACGGATATTCAGCTGGAGCAGGGGGATTTCCCGACTAGCTTCGTGGATCCTACTGTAACGCAACGTACCCTGTCAGGTCTCTTCAAGGATATGCGTTCTATTGAAATAGAACTGAAAGACCCAAACAGCACTCTTTGGGGGAAAATCCAGCAGAACAATCAAGGGGCGCTGACTCAATTCTTTGACAAGAATGTCAAGAGTGCCATCGCTCAGACGGCCAAAGAAATTAGGCAGGAAGTGCGAGATGCTGCTAACAGTGCTAGGGTTCAAGTTACGCCTGAAGGAGTGACCATCGGCTCTACTACTTTGACTGGCGAGCAGTTAGCCTCTACCATTTCCGCAAGTCCTAGAGGGGTGGATATCATCGCTCCACGGGTTCGAGTGAAATCCGACATGATTGTTGATGGTGCTGTAACAGCTAGAAAAATGGCTGCTGGTTCTGTCACTGCTGACCATATCCAAGCAGGTGCCATCACGGGCGATAAAATCAGCGTAGATGATGCCTTGATTCGGAACCTGACCGCTAGAGATGCCTTGATTGACAAGCTGACATCCAAGCAAATCTTCACAACCAAGATTGAATCTGTTGTATCTAGCTCAACCTTCCTACAAGCTTATCAAGGTGAAATTGGAGGTTTCACCTTGGGTCAGTTTGACAATGGAGGTGGTCGCTGGATTTCTGGAGTAAACCAATTCTCAGTTGGTATGGGGAATGGTGCTGGTTATGGCACTAAGACAGCTTTCTGGGCTAATTGGGGCGATAACTGGAACCAAGCTGGACCGAACTCCTGGCATGTGGACACAGATGGGCAGATGTATTGTAAGAATACAGTTAGTTTTTATGGGAAAGTTGACTTTTCTGGCTCTACAAACGTTAATTTCTACAGCAAGATTAATGCTAATAAAGGTATCTGGACAGGAAATGCAGATATTTATGGTGCTGGATCAAACCCAGCTGGAGGAGAGAATGCCGTCGTCTGGTGGAATCAAATCACTACAGCAAAATGGAGAGGCTATGCAGGTATTACTTCGAGTTCAGATAGGCGCTTGAAAGAAAATATTAAAGAGAGTCCAGTTAATGCCTTGGATAAAATCCAAGCATTGAACATGGTCTCTTTTGATTTTATCGAGAGCCAGAAACATGAAGAGGTTGGTTTGATTGCGCAGGAAGAAAAAGAGGTAGTCCCTCATGCAGTTGAAACAG